CAATGAGTTCACCAGCTCTGATTACGTTAATCAGCCTGGATTCGACGGTATGCCCAAAGACAAGGCTTTTTCGTGGTACGGCATCAACTGGATTGTAGATGCGGGCCTTCCCGGAGCAGGCACTGCCTCCTCCAGCTGTTTCATGTACTCGCAGAACGCGATTGGTCACGCTTGTGACACTCAGAACTTGAATACTGCCGTCGGTTACGACAGTAAGAATGACAAGTCTTGGGCTCGTTGCTCTACGTTCATGGGCAGTAAACTCTTGCAGAACGCCGGCGTAGTGAAGATGCTACACGACGACTCTGCATTGTCATAAGGGAGCGATAAACACTCATGGCATACGCAACTAGTAATCCTCCACGCAAGATGGCGCAGGTTAACGGAACACAGGGTGTAAACCTTTGGTCCTATAACTCCGCCGACGCAGCCGCCGCCGTTCGCGGTGCTGGCTACATCACTAACGCGGGTGACCTCGGAATGAAGGTCGGAGACGTAGTAATCGTCGTCGACAGCAATCTCGAGATCTCCAACGTAGATTACGTCTCTGCCATTTCGGCAGGCGCGGCCACGCTAGTAGTTACCATCTAGCAGTAGTAAGTAACGACGGGCCCACCCCAGTAGCTTCGGCGACCGGGTGGGTTTTTACTAATTTTATTTGGAGGCCCCCATGGCTGATAACGAAGATAAAACTACCAAAGACACCCCCACCAAAATTAAGAGAGACGAGCAAGTGAGAGTAGGGGCGATCCTCCCCTCCGAGTTCGGTTTGCAGACTCACCGATTCAAGACGTACAACGCTGTCCTACCCACAGGCGTGGGCGAAGGGCAGTTAAAGAGATCGGAGTTGTGGAATCACGTGGCTCCTCAGCTCAACATGTTTGACGAGATACGGGCGATCGCGGAAGACGGGTCATTCGTAGCGGATCTAATCGTGATATACAAATTCGGGAACCAAGTGAAGGTGCAGGTAAAGCAGTTCACTCAGTTGGAGCAGATTGATTACAGCACAGAGTCCGGCATGGGCAGGTACAGCGTTAAACAACGCGGCCAGTCGAAGTGGTGCATCGTAGACTCTGACTCTGGCGCAGTGATCGAACAAAACATAGCAACTCAAACGCTGGCACTCAAGAGACTTACGGAATTTCTCTCCACGTTAGCTGCATAGGAATGAGACATGGCGGTCAACAAGTTATCGGTCTACAACAACGCGCTGTACCTCCTCGGTGAGAGGCGGTTAGCTTCCGAGTACGAAGACCGAGAGCCCCGCTACGTCCTAGAAGAAATAGCGGGACTAGACTCGTACGGCATCGTTCTAGAACTTACTAAGCCGCACTTCGCAGTACGCAGTGCCAAGTTGACTTCTCCGGTAGCCAGCAGCGTCCACGGCTTGGACCAAGTCTACTCGTTCCCAGTTGACTACCTCTCCCCTTTGGGTGGAGAGGGCGTCCATGGGCAGAACTGCTCTTTCTTCTCTGACGAAGACTTCAACGACCCGATAGACCGCTACGTTATCGAAGGCCGCACCATTGCGTGTGACGTCGCGACCAACATCTGGGTTCGGTACATCTCCGATAGACCCAGTTTCGAGGAGTGGACTCCGCTTTTTGCTAAGCTGGCGTCAGCCTACCTAGCGAAAGAAGGAGCGAGCCGACTCAACCCGAGCCGGCTAGATTACTCCACCCAGCAGTTCCAACAACTCGTAGAGCTGGTACGGAGCCTAGAAGGCACTAAAGAAAATCCGATACTTCCGCAGAAGCAAGTTACCGCGCTCACTGCGGACCGGTTAGACGTATACAACCTCGTGGCGGCGCATTTGGGAAGAGCCGAATTCCGGCACACTACTGACGAAAGCAATCTTCGACTGGCGATAGACAGCATATACGCCGTAACAGCCGAGACGGCGCTGGACAGCGTGAAGCCACGCTTCGCCACCCGGGTGGCAGCACTGACCGGAGGTGGCGTAAGTGCGTCCCACGACCTAGATAACGTGTTTGCGCTGCCTGCAGATTACGTGGCGATCCTATCGGTGTGGGCAGACTCGGAGCTTTCCGAGCCGGTAAACCGATTCATACTCGAAGACGGCAACATCGCCGTGGACGGGTACACTAATCCGTTCCTCCGGTACGTTTCCAATGCGAGCCTAGAAGTAGACTGGACCCCCGCGTTCAAAGCGACTGTCGGCGCGAGTTTAGCTAGTGCCCTAGCTTCTCGGTTTGCACCGGAAAGGGAAGTGGTGATAGCAGAGATAGCTATGACCAAGCTGGCCGCGTCTGCGATCAGCGAAGGAGAAAAAGAAGCCGACGTACTCCCGCAGGCGATGCCTGGCGCACTCACCACCGAACGACTGGCCGTGTACAACATGGTCGCCGCGAACCTCGGTGTGCCGGAGCTACGGTACACGGGCGACGAGAGCCCACTGCGCCATGCGATCGACAGCATCTACACAACTGCACTGGCGAGCGCGTTCGAGTACATCAAGCCTCGGTTCGCAAGCAAAGTCGCGGCATTGACCGGAGGTGGCGTAAGTGCGACCCACGACCTAGATAACGTGTTTGCGCTACCTGCAGACTACGCGACCATCCTCTCCGTGTGGGCAGACGCAGAGCTGTCAGAACGGGTACACCGGTACATACTCGAAGACGGCAACATCGCCGTGGACGGGTACACTGACCCGTTCCTCCGGTACATCTCTAACTCCAATCTCGAGGTAGATTGGTCTCCTCTGTTCCGCACCGCCTTGGCGGCGTGTGTGGCTAGAGACCTTGCGTCTAGGTTTGCGGTAGAGCGGGAAGCGCCGTTGGCGGAGCTGGCGGAGCGTAGGCTAAACAGCTCTAAAGAAATCGAAGGGCTTAAAGAAGCCGACGTACTCCCGCAGGCGATGCCCGGCGCACTCACCACCGAACGACTGGCCGTGTACAACATGGTCGCCGCGAACCTCGGTGTGCCAGAGCTACGATACACGGGCGACGAGAGCCCGCTACGGCACGCGATCGACAGCATCTACACGACCGCACTGTCGAGCACACTGGAGCTGATCAAGCCCAAGTTCGCCACCCGAGTGGCAGCACTGACCGGCGGTGGCGTAAGTGCGTCTCACGACCTAGATAACGTGTTTGCGCTACCTGCAGATTACGAGACCATTTTAACCGTTTGGGCAGACGCAGAGCTGTCCCATCAGGTACACCGGTACATACTTGAAGACGGCAACATAGCCGTGGACGGGTACACTGCTCCGTTCCTCCGGTACGTCTCTAACGCCAGCCTAGAAGTAGACTGGTCTCCTCTGTTCCGCACCGCCTTGGCGGCGAGTGTCTCTAAAGACCTTGCAGCCCGGTTCGCACCGGAGCGGGAGACTATACTCGCTGAGTCGGCGCTGGTCGCAGTGGGAAACTCCATTCTTGTAGAGGGGGAGAAAGAGGCCGACGCACTGCCGCAGGTAGTCCCGGGTGTTCTCTCCGCCGAGCAACTAGACATTTACAACTCCGTCGCTGCGCTACTGGGCGTGCCAGAGCTACGATACGTCAGCGACGAAAGCCCGCTACGCCACGGTGTGGACAGTATTTACGCCGCAGCGGAAGACTATCTTCTAGAGATAGTTAGACCCAAGTTTGCCACCAAGGTCGCGGCACTAACGTCTGGAGTGACCAGCGCCGTACACGGGTTCGATAATGTGTTCGCCCTGCCCGGTGACTACAAGTCATTCCTGTCCCTGTGGTCAGAAGAAACATTGTCTGAGCCGGTCACTCGGTACTTGATTGAAGAAGGGAACATTTCGGTAGATGCCTTTGCAACTCCGTTCCTTCGGTACATCTCCGGCGCAATGACGGAGGCCGACTGGTCTCCGATCTTTCGTAGGGTTATGGCACTGCATTTAGCGAGCGAGCTTTCGGGACGAGAGTTCGTGACCATCGACCCGCAAGACGCCACTTCTCCGTACAAAATCACGGGGCGAACTTCCCGAGCCCAGCGGCTTAAAGTTTCTTTCGATGAGGCATTGTCGCAGGCGATTGCGATAGAAGGGATCAAGGAGTCTGTGGCACGGCCCCTTCCCACCCTGTTTAATCTGGACGCGGAGTACTTCAACCTGTACAACAAAGCTCTCGAGATAATGGAGCTGCCTCCCATCTCCTCTATCGACGATGAGTCGGAGCGTCGGGTCAAGCTGGACTACGCGATGGGCACCAAAGCCGTTGAGACAGTGTTCGAGCTGATCAGCTGGGGATTCCTGTATAAGACCGTAAAGCTGGAAAAAGATGCCGTCGCAGACCGTTCGTTCGGCCACCGGTACACGTTCACTGTGCCTGCGGATATGATCCGAATTGATAAAATTTCTGCAGATGAGTATTTCCGATACCCGCTCGACTATGCGCGGGAACTTGAAGAGTTTTTCGCCGACGTAACCGAATTCTACTTGCAGTATTTGTCGGATCAGCAGGTGGGGACTCCCGCCACGTGGCCGGTCTATATCTTCAATCTGGTCGCCGCCGAACTGGCTAAGCGGTGCTCTGGACTGCCGGGAGCCAATCGGGAGCAGGCGTTTGTTCGCTACGACGAGTACAAAAACGAAGCATACAGTACCGACGCGCAGCGTAATCCTCCGCAGGTTATTTCCGACGGGTCTTGGGTCCAGTCCCGAGGCGTGGGGCAGCGTCAACGAAATGAGAGGCCGTAACCATGCCCCGAAGTTATTTTAACAAATTCAATAGGGGTGAAGTAGACGAGAACGTCATGGCCCGTGATGACGTGGAGCGCATAGCCAACTCTGCGGCGTTTATGGAAAACTGGATGCCCCTTCGCGTTGGTCCGATGATGTACCGACCGGGCACGGAGTATCTGGGTGCAGCTAAAGTCAACGGATCTCACTACCTGATTCCCTTCGTTGACGACGGAGAGAACCCGGCTTTCATAGAGCTGTCCCAAAGCACCGCAAATCCAAGTGTGGAGTCCGTGCGGTTCTGGGTGAACGATGAACTCACGCAGACTGTGGCTACGACAGACACCATTACCAACGGCACCTTTGTCTCCGACATCTCCGGCTGGACCGCAGATCACGGTGGCGCAGGTGCGGCCATCTGGGAGGCAGCCAACGGCCGACTACAGATCACGGGCGGAGCTTCGGACGGAGACTGGGGCCGCGTGTACCAGACGGTCACTCGATCTGCCGGCGTACGCAGCATTCGGATCATCAACAGCACCACTCCCATACTCGTCCAGATCGGCACAGGCGGCACTCAGAGCAACGACATCTTCGAGGACGTGCTGGGGCTAGGCATCCACATCCTGACGATAGAACCGGCATCTGATTACACAATCACTCTCGCTAACGACAAACCCTACCGGGCACTGGTGGCGGAGGTTGACCATCTCGGCGCCGGAGTTCTCGAACTGGTAGGCCCGATCGTGCGCGACACGACTACTTTGGCCCAGACACTGCAGACCGTCCGCTACGCGCAGGTCAACGATGTGTGCTTCGTCACCGACGGGGCGTACGACACCGAGGGGTGGTCGTACCCGTACTGGATGATTAAACGCAGGGGTCTCCAGTCGTGGAGCTTTGAATTACCAGAGCAGATTGACGGCCCGTTTGGGTTTGTCAACATCTCGAGTACCACACTGACCCCCGGCGCACTTATTGGGGACACCACTCTTACTGCGAGCAACGACTTCTTCGTCGACAGCGACACGAACAACCGGGACCTGTACCAGATCGACCACGCCGGGGTCAAAGGCGTCTGCGAGGTGGAGACCGTCACTAGTCCTACGGTAGCCGTGGTCCGCGTACTGAAAGATTTTGGTGCGACCACTGCGTCCTCGGACTGGAACAAAAGCGAGCTTACAAAATCTTCTCCCGGGCCTACGTCGGCCGAGATTTTTGAAGGCAGGTTCTGGCTCGCAGGCGGAGCGAGACTGTGGGGGTCGGTATCAGATCAGTACACCTCTTTCGACACGGCTCTACCCGGTGACTCGGCGGCCATATCCAAAACTCTCGGCTTCGGCCCGGTGCAGGACGTGGCGTGGCTTAAAGGGGGTGACGTCATGATAATGGGCCTCAGCTCTGAAGAAATAGAAATCAATTCCAACGGGGACCAAGACGCAATGAGTGCGTCTAACATCCGCACCCGTCGTGGCACCAACAAGGGCGCTGCTAAGATCCGGCCGGAAGTGGTCGACAAAGTAATCTATTTTGTACAAAGAGGTCTGAAAAAGGTATTCGCACTCAGTGGTCTGCAGGGCGAGAATAGCCAAGCTAATGACACGACCCTGCTCCACCCGGAGATCACTTCCCCCGGTGTCAAGCGCATGGTCTACTCGAGTGAGCCGGAGCCACGCATGTACGTGCTCCTGACTGACGGCGAGCTGCGAGTCCTGCTATTCGACGACACCGAAGAGGTGATCGCGTGGTCTCGGTTTAAGCCTGCGGGCGGAGGAACAGTCATTGACATCGCTGCATCCCCGTCCACGACGGAAGACTCAGTCATGTTCCTCGTCGATCGAGGGGGAGTCACGTACGTCGAGAAGTTAGCAAAATTCTCTCTGTCTCTCGGGGGTCTAGACTCTCGCCACTACGACAGCCACCGGAAGTATACTAGCCCGGGCGCCACCATCACGGACCTCCAACACCTAGAAGGGGAAAGGGTGTACGTGTGGGCGGACGGAGTCGAGAAGCAAAGCGCGATAGTGTCGGGAGGAGCCATCACGCTGGAGCAAGCCACGTGGACTGAAGTGGTCGTGGGCATACGCCACGTCGCTCGGTGGCGCAGCAACAAGATAGCCAGGTATGTTAGCGAATCCGTGCTGAATTACCGTAAGCGGATCGTCCAGATCGGGATGGTGATGAGGTCAGTGGCGCTGCGGACGATAAAGTACGGGCCAGACGAAGACCATCTCGACTCTATACCAGAAGTGGATGGAGGTCGGGCCCGAGAGCCTACAACAGTGGCGGAGCCCTCCATCGTTGACTCGATTACCGGGGACCTGCCGGTGCAAGATTTGGCACTGCAGGGGGACGTGTTGTACGCAGCCACGTCGACGGTCGCCACTGGGGCCGACGCGTATAGCTTCGAACGGACCGAGTACTACGGCGGGAAACTGTATCAGGTCGGAGGCACCGAACCTTCCCCCTCCGCCTCGGCTGAATTTTGGTCTCGGGATAAAACAACCGACGAACTTGTGAGGCTAACGGATCTGCCTAACGCCGTCACCAATCACGGTACGTGCGAGCACGCGGGCGTTATATACGTGATAAGTGCCGGTTACTTCCAAGCATACGACATCGTAACGGCGATGTGGCTCACCCTCAGTCAGCCCACTGACCGGCTGCCGGGTATGCAAATGGCGGCGTACAACGGCGTCATCTACCAATACGGCGGCGACGACGGCGTAGCAAACCCGGTGCGTTCCACGAGCACTTGGCAGATTTATACGATAGGCACCGACACGTGGTCTTACACTGCGTACACCACCCTTTTGGACCGCAACCGAAGTTCTAACGACTCCGGCACCATCGAGCCAAAAAGGTACCACTCGATGGCCGCTCCCCAAAGCGGCGAAGGCGCCGGCTCCGTCTTCATATACGGTGGAAACGGCGCTTTGCACGCCGGCACCACCGACAGACCGACCCAGACTCTTTGGGAGTACAATATTGCCGCAAACACGATGACAGAGATTTTTTCGAACATGAATATTGCCGCAGACAGACCCGGTGCGTACCTCCCGACTGCATCGGAGAGAGATCCACGCGGTCTCTACATTGGAGAATTCCCAGCCCTATCGGAACAGCCCCCCGCTACTACTTTTAACACCTATACCGGAGTTGAGCCCCTCTATGGGCAAAGACCTAACGAGGGCGGCGGCATGGTTTCGGGCAACGACGGGTACCTGTACGTGATGGGCGGGAGGCAGTGGGACGAGGACTCGCCCCCGCCGCTATATTCATGGGCTGGGGATGAACCCTACGGTTATCAGTCCTTGCATAGATTTAAAATAGGGCCCCGCATCCCGTTCAACTTCTTGGGTCATCAATCTACCGACCCCGATGCCGAAAAAAGGGGGATGCGGCTGGCGTTTGACTCAACCAACAATAAAAT